GTCAAGGGTTTCCCCCCCCGGTTGGCAAAAATGCGGATACAAGAGCGGAATGAGCGCCGATAGTGGCGGGACGCCCCCGAAAGCCGAGGAATGGGCCGGACGATCCCCGGCTATTCCCAAAAGAGATGGCTCCACGTGTCCCCAAGCGCCAACCGGGCCGGGTGGAGCGGGCGCTAAACGACGAGCTACGCCATTTGACGGGGGACAACGATGTCCCCGGCGGGGCTCGGGCGTTGCTCCGGGCCGCCGCTCACCTCGTGGACAAGGCGGACGAGGGTGGCGACATCGAAGCGGGCGCCAAGATCATCCCCCGCTATCTGGAGTTGCGGGTGACCTACGGGCTGGCCGGATCGGTGGCGGGCCCCCTTGATCCTTTCGCCGCTTTCGTCGCCGGAATGTCCGCCCCCACGCTTCGCAACGACACGGACGCCTAGCCGAGCCACCTACGGGCCCGCCGTGGCCAAGATGGCGGACGCGCTCGGGTGGCCGTTGATGCCGTGGTCCCGGTACGTGGTGGACGTGGCCAACGAGGTGGACTCGGACGGGCTCTTCGTCTACTCCACGGTGATTATCACCGTCCCCCGCCAGTCATCCAAGACCACCGTGGCCGGGGTGAACGCCGAGCACCGGAGCATCTATAAGCCACGGCGCCGGGTGTGGTACACGGCGCAGACTCGGGAGATCGCGCGGGATTGGTTGCTCAACGAGCACGCCCCCGGCTTGCAAGCCTCACCGTTGAAGCCGTACGCCAAGCTCCGCCGGGCCCAAGGGAGTGAGGGGATCACCTACCCGCACGGCTCCATGTTTCGGATCTTCGCCCCGCTCCCCGCCGCCCTCCACTCCAAGCAATCGGACTTGGTGATCGTGGATGAGTGTTGGGCCCACGAGTTGGAGCGGGGCCGCCAGCTTGACCAAGCCATCGTCCCCACCCAAGCCACCCGGCCGGGGGCCCAAGTGTGGAAGCTCTCCACCGCCGGGGATGAAAACTCGTTGTGGTTGTGGGAGCTAGTCCAGCGTGGCCGGGCCGCCGTGACCGAAGGGCGCCGGGAGGGAATCGCCTATTTCGAGTGGGCGTGTCCCGACGAGTTGGATCCGTGCTCCCCGAGTTCGTGGCCGCTCTTCCATCCCGCCTACGGGATCTCCATTGGCGTGGCGCAGATGAAAGCCGCCCTAGACGAGCTTGGCCCCGCCGGTTTCGCGCGGGCTTACGGGAACCGGTGGCCGGACGGGATGGGCGTGGCCGCCGCCCCGAAGATCGCCCCCGGCCGGTGGGCGGCCGCCCAAGTCCAGCCGGTGGCCGCCGTCCCCGACTCGGCGCGCGTGGCGCTCGGCTTCGATTGCTCGCGGGACCGCTCCGCCGGGTGCGTGTCGGTGGCGTGGCGTGATCTCCAAGGGCTCCGATGCGAGATCATCGATGCGCGGCCGGGGACGGGGTGGATGGCCGAGCGGATCTCCGAGCTAGCCGCGCGGCGGACGCCGGTGGCCATCGCCTACCCGGCGGACTCCCCCGCCCTTGACGTGGCCGACACCCTGGCCACCGCCGGGCTCCCGATGCTCCCCATCCGCGGCAACGATTGGCCCGCCGCTTGCTCGGGGTGGCTGGCCGCCATCGTGGAGCAACGGATCCGCATTGGCGCCCACCCCGCGTTGGCCAAGGCGGCCGAGGTGGCACCGGGCCGGGACGTGGGGGATGGCCGGTGGGCGTGGTACCGCCGGGGCGCCCTCGTGTCCATCGCCCCGGTGATCGCCGCTACCGCCGCTTGTTGGGGGCTCGGCCATCCCGCCGGGGCGGAGGTGGCCACGTGGACCGCGTTCTAATCCGGGTAGTTGAGGGAGCGCGACGGGCCGGACGGAGCCACCACTCCGAGTCTGGCCCGTCGCGCGCTCCACGTGGAACATCGCCGGGTGAGACACCGCGCGAAACGCCCCGGAGAGGGGCCCTCGTGGCCGTCTACAAAAGTCCAGGTGGGCGCGATGGGTAAACACCCCACCCCGCCGATTTGCGGGGCTTAGAAGCCATCGTGTGGGGAGCTTCCCGGCGGAAGTAGCCTCTTGGAGCGTGAAGTGGCCGTGGAGCAATAAAACGGGCTCGGGCGGGGCTTCGTTGGCTGGCGGCCAGGCCGGTGGGATGGCCGGGATCACCGGGGACGTGGAGGGGGCCCAAGACCTACTCCGCCGCCAGTGGGAACAATCGATGTTCGATCAAGCGGGCGGGATCGGGCTCCCCGGCTACTGGCAACCGTACGTGTCGGAGTGGATGGCCCGTGGCGTCCCCGCCCTCACCGCCGGGATGAGACTCATCTCCGGGGTGGCTATGCAACTCCCGCTCCGCCAGAAGCGGGGGGACGAAGTGTTGGACCCCCCGGCCACGATCATCTCCAACCCGACACCGGGCCCCAACCGGACCGCGGCGGACTTCATAGACGAGTACATCTCCGACGTGTTGCTCTATGGCAACTACGCCGCGTTGCTCGGGCCGCTTGACTCCACCGGCTGGCCGATGTCGCTCATCCCGCTGGACGTGACCACCGTGTCCGTGGCCCGAGATCCGGCCACGTGGCAACCGGTCTACTCGTTGGAGGGGATGGAGGAATATCTCCCGGCGGACCGGATCTTCCACGTGGCCATAGACAAGCGCTCCGGGGAGCTAACCGGGCGTGGGGTGCTCCCCACCATGACCGCCGCCATCGCCGCATCGTTGGCCGCCGACGCCTACGCGGGCCAATACTTCACCTCGTCGGCCGTCCCCTCCGGGGTGATCACCGACACCCGCCCCAACCTCACCCAAGACCAAGCCACCGAGTTGAAACAAAAGTGGATGCAAGCCACGGCGGGGACTCGTGTCCCGGTGGTGATCCCGCCGTCCACCACGTTCCAACCGTTGGCCACCGACGCCGACAAGGCTCAACTAGTCCAAGCCCGCCAGTGGGACGCCACGATGGTGGCCATGATCTTGGGTGTCCCCCCGTTTCTCTTGGGGATCGAAACCCAACGCCACACGTACACCAACGCGGAGTCCGAATTCGGGCGTTTCATCACCACCACGATGATGCGGCTACTCACCCCGCTGGAGTCACAGATCTCCGCCCAATGTCTCCCCCGCGGCAACAAGGCCGAGTTTTGGACGGGGGCGCTACTGCGGGCCGACACCACCACCCGAGCCAACGCCGCGGTGTCGCTCTACGGCGCCGAGATCATCACCTTGGAGGAAGCCCGCACCCTGGCCGGTTTCCCCGCCGCCGGTGGCCCGGAGGAATCCGAGCCCAAGCCCGCCCCCGCCGTCGTCCCGGCTAGCGGGCCCGGATCACCGGCGCCGGACGATCTCTCCGCCCCGCTCCATCTCGTCGGAAGGTAACCCGATGTCCGCTCCCGCCCTCGTCCCCGTGTCTCGGACCTTGACTCACGTCTACGCCCGCCACTTGGCCGTCCGCCACGATGACGGCTCCGCCGGCGCAGACGGGCGGACGCTCTACGGGCTGGCCGTCCCCTATGACGTGGAGTTGGACGTGTCGGATTGGTGGGACGACTACTCCGAAGTGTTCCGAAAGGGGAGCTTCGCCAAGACCATCTCACAGCGGGCCCACCCCGTCCCGCTCTTGGTGTCCCACGAGCGCCGGGCGCTTCCGATCGGGGCGTCCACCGAGTTGACCGAAGAGGACGACGGGCTCCACGCCGCGTTCCATCTGTCGGCCACCCCCAAGGCGGACGAAGTGTTGGCCCTCGTCGCGGACGACGCCATCTCGGGCTTGTCCATCGGATTTGAGCCCGTCACCCACACCGTGACGGACGGCGCCAAGCGGACGCCCCCACACCGGTGGGATCTCCACGAGCGTACGGAGGTGATCCTCCGTGAAGTCTCGGTGTGCAACTTCCCGGCCTATGACGAGGCGGGCGTCCACGGTGTCCGGGCCGCCCAAGAGCGCCACCCGAGCTTGGCCGCCCTGGCCGCCGAGCGCTCCCGGCTCCGAGATGTCCGCTCCGGGCTCACCGACCGGTGGGGCCGGGTGGTCCGCCGATGATCACCACCGGCCAAGCGTGGTGGCTCATCGCGGAGGTGGGCGTCATCGCGTTGGTGATGTTGCTCACGTTCCTACTCTCCCGCCGATGAATGGACGAGCTAGAAGCCGCCGCGGAGCGGGAGTTGGCCCGCCGGGCCGCCCCGCCGTACCGCCCGGATTGGTCGCTCATCGCTTGCCGTGGGTGCGGACGACGGCTCTACGCCGACGACGGGCGGCCGCTCCGCTCGTGGCGCCGGTGGATCGGGTGCTAGCCCGGTGAGCCCGCAAGCGGACGCGGTGGTGATCCCGCTGGACGTGGCCGCCCGGTGGCTCCACTACCTGTCCACCGGCCAAGCCGAGCCCGTCCGGGCCGATCTCCAACGGCTCATGGATGACACCCGGCCGCCGCCGGATCCGCCCTCGTCCGCCACCCGGCCGATCTCCACCCGCTAACCTCCCCCGACGACGGGCCGGACGCCGACCGGAGCCCTCCCCACGGGGAACCACGGCCACCATCGGGATACGTGATCCACCCGAGTTGAGAGATTTCACAGATTTCTAGACTCGTGAGAAAGGATCCCCCGTTGCCTATTTCCCTTGTGGACGTGCTCCGCCAGTCCATAGACGAGCTACACGGCCGGATGAACGCCATTGAGGCGGCCGCCGTCACCGACCAACGAGACACCCTCAACGACGTGGAACAAACCACGTGGAACGAGCTTCGGGCCGAGGCCGAAGCCAAGACATCCCGGCTCGGCTTGCTCGTGGAGCGCGCCGAGCTTGACGCCCGCGCCGGGGAGATGATGGGCCGGATCACCGGCCGCCCGCCCGGAGATCCCGCCGCGCTGGCCGGGCCGCCCCCCTTTCCGTACCGGACGCCGGGGGAGTACGTGCTGGCCTATATGAGAACCAAGCACGGGGACACCGGGGAGTCCGCCCGCTTCACCCGAGCGCTGGCCGACGTGACCACGGCCGGGACGCCGGGGCTCGTCCCGCCCCAAGTCACCGGGGACATCTTGGGAACGTGGCTCGGGAACCGGCCATCGGTGGACGCCATGACCAAGCCCAACCTTCCGCCGGTGGGGATGGAAGTCCAGCGCCCCCACATCGGCGCCCACACCGACGTTGGCCCGCACACCGAGAAAGGTCCGGTGGCGTCCCAAGCGTTCACGCTGGACTTGGTGAAGATCCCCTTGCATAGCTACGCCGGGGGGGTGGATGTCTCGTGGGAGCTTGCCAACCGAAGCTCCCCCAACGCGCTGGACGTGATCTTCTCCGATCTCGCATCGGTGTACGGACGGAAGTCCGATGAGGGGGCTTTTGGTGGCGTGGTAGCCAACGTCACCCAATCGGTGGCGTGGGACGGGACGGCCAACACCCTGGCCGCCGCCATCACCTCCGCCGCGATCATGTGCGCCACCAACGGGGAAGAGAACCTTTTCCCCGACACGGTGTGGCTCGGGCTCACCGCCTACGGGGCGTTGGCTTCCCTCACCGATGGCAACGGGCGGCCGCTCTTCCCCTATCTGGCGCCGGGGAACGCCTACGGGACCGCCGACGCGGTGGGGAACATCTCCAGCGTGATGGGGCTCCGCCCCGCCGTGGACCCCTACATCGCCCCGGACTCGTTCCTCGTGGGCCCCAAGGATCAAGTGGAGTTTTACGAGACTCCCGGCGCACCGGTCCAACTCTCGGTGGTGGACGTGGGGGTGGCCGGATACAACGTGGGCGTGATCGGGATGTGGGCCGCCGCCGCCGTGGATCCGGCGCAGTTTTGCAAGGTGACCATGACCGGTACCCAAGCCGCCGGGCCCGCATCGGGCGCCACCAAGCGGGCGGCTAGCTAGCCATGTGGCCGGGGGGCCCGTGGCTCACCGTGGACGGCTACAAGGCTTGGGCCCGGATAGACACGCTGGACACGGCCGACGATGTGGCCATCCAAGAGGCTTCCGACGCGGCCGCCCAAGCCATAGAGCTACGGGCCCCCAAGGGCTTCACCGTGGACGGGGACGGGCTTCCGCTCCCCGTCCCGCCCATGCTCATCGAAGCCGGACGGCTCTTGACCAACCGGCTCATGGCCCGCCGCAACTCCCCGGACGGGATCGTGGGCGTGTCCGATATGGGGACGGCCACCGTGCTGTCCTATGACACCGACATAAACGCCAACGTGTCCCCGTGGTCGGAGATGGTGCTCGGATGAGTACCACCGGGCCCGCCGCCGACATCGTGGCCAAGCTCCAAGCCGCCGGGATCCGGGCCACCACCGATCCCGGCGCGCTTAACCCCCCCGCCGTGCTCGTGGTACCGCCCCGGCGGGACTATGACGTGGGGTGTGGCTTCACGGCCACGTGGGGGCTCCACGCCATCGCACCGGCGCCAACCGGCGGGGACCGTACCGTGTGGGCCGCTCTGGACGCCCTCGTGGACGCGGTGGCCGCCACCTACCCGGTGGAGTCCGCCCAACCCGGCGCCTACGTGCTCGGGACCAACACCCACCCTTCCTATCTCGTGACTTTTACGGAGGTGATCTCGGATGATCAATGAATCAAGGTTGATGAAAGGAACACTCTCGCTCGGGCCCACCGCTTCGGCGGTGGACTTCTCGTGTCAGATAACCAACGCCCGCATAACGTCCGCCTACTCCGACGACGGGGACTCGGTGACCACCTTGTGTGGGGACACCAAGCCGCCACCCCGCAAGCTGGACGGCCACAAGCTGGAGGGGACGCTCGTCCAAGACTTCGATTTGGCCGAAACCGAGGGTGGGACCGTGGACTATCTGTGGAACCACAATCTGGAGATCGTGGCTTACTCGTTCATCCCCAACGAGGGGGCGCTCGTCACGATCACCGGGACACTCCAAATTGAGATCCCGGCCGAGACATACGGCGGGGATGTCAACAAGCGGGTGACTTCGGACTTCGTGTGGAATCTCCAAGAGGATCCCACCCGGACCTACGGGGCGGATGTCCCGTTGGCCACCGCCGCCGCCTAATGGCCACCACGGTGAAGGTGGTGGGGGAGGAACGCTTGCAATCCACGCTCCGCCAGGCCGCCAAGCAACTCGGGGACAT